ATCTCCGTCACAAACATAAAGGAGATCGTGATGCTTAACCTAATTAAACGTGCATGGAAAGCCATTGAGCTTGCACAACAGAAACGCGCAGACTATCACTTACTACAAATGCTATCTGAGCGTGAATTACGTGATCTAGGTATTGGTCGCAGCCAGATAAGAGAGATTATATATGGCGAAGAATCTTACGGAAAAACAGGCAAAGTTTCTTGAAGTCTTGTTCGATGAGGCGGGTGGGGATGCCGTAGCTGCTAAGAAACTAGCTGGCTATGATCCCAACTCGTCTACTACAGCTATTGTAGAGGCTCTAAAAGATGAAATCGCAGACAAAACACGTACTTACTTTGCTCGTACTGCGCCCAAGGCTGCTATGGCTATGGTTGGCGCTCTATATGATCCTACTGAATTAGGTATTAAAGAAAAAATGGTTGCAGCAAAAGACTTGCTTGACCGTGCTGGCCTTGGTAAAGTAGACAAGGTAGATGTCACCTCTAGTGGTGGCATTTTTTATCTACCACCCAAAGAAGGTACAAACGAGTAATTGAGTGAAACTACCCAAAGAACGTGATTTAGGTGAGTGGCAACTACCAAAGCCTAAATCCCCTTACAACAAAGATTGGCATGAAATAGTCCGAATAACAAAGAAGATACCATTCGGCTATGCACTACACCCTGAGAATGACCGTCTACTAGTACCAATAGTAGAAGAACTTGAAGCATTAGAACTTGCTAAACGTCACCTACAACAGTATAGTTACCGTGCAGTAGCTAACTGGCTTAGTAAAGAAACAGGCCGTTACATATCACATATGGGCTTGAAGAAAAGAGTAGAACTTGAGCAACGACGTAAAAAGGCAATTACAATTAAACGTAAGTTCGCCAGATGGCTTGAAGAAACCCTTGCGGAAATCGAAAAACTCGAAAGCCGTGGGGTCGGGGCGTACTCAGAAGACAGTTGAAGCAGTCGCACCCCCAATAGAGACTGTTCCTGCTAGAGCGGTAGAGCCTGAGTTTGATGTTGAGCTAGCACAGGACATTGTGTTTAAGCCAAACCCCGGCCCTCAGACAAGCTTCCTAAGTTCCTCTGAGAGAGAGGTGCTATATGGCGGGGCAGCAGGGGGCGGTAAGTCGTATGCGATGCTTGCTGACCCACTACATGGGCTAAATGACCCTAACTTTAGTGGTCTACTTGTACGTCACACTACAGAAGAACTAAGGGAACTTATTCAGAAGTCTCAGGAGTTATACCCTCGTGCAATACCCGGTATCAAATGGTCAGAGCGAAAGTCTCAATGGACTAGCCCAAAAGGTGGAAGACTTTGGATGTCTTATCTTGACAAAGATACAGATGTCACACGATACCAAGGTCAGGCTTTTAACTGGATTGGATTCGACGAACTTACTCAATGGTCTTCACCTTACGCTTGGGATTATATGAGATCACGTTTACGTAGCTCAGCACACCACTTAGGTTTGTATATGAGAGCTACAACCAACCCTGGCGGTGCTGGACACCAATGGGTTAAAAAGATGTTTATTGACCCAGCGCCATCAGGTAAACCTTTCTGGGCTACCAATATAGAGACAGGGGATACTATTACATTCCCAGAGGGACACAGTAGAGCAGGGCAACCGCTGTTCAAGCGTAGATTTATACCTGCATCACTATTTGATAACCCTTATCTAGCCGATGCTGGTGACTATGAAGCGATGCTATTGTCACTACCAGAGCACCAACGTAAGCAACTACTAGAGGGTAATTGGGATATCAATGAAGGAGCAGCTTTCCCTGAGTTTGACCGATCCAAACACGTCATTGAGTCTTTTGAAATTCCAGATAGCTGGACTAAATTTCGAGCTTGCGACTACGGCTACGGCTCTTACACAGGAGTTCTATGGTTTGCTGTCTCACCCGATGAGCAGCTCATTGTTTACAGAGAGTTATATTGCTCTAAAGTTACAGCTTCTGATCTAGCTGATATGATACTAGATGCAGAGAAGCATGACGGTGGTATGAGATACGGTGTGCTAGACTCTTCTCTGTGGCACAACCGTGGCGACACGGGGCCATCTCTTGCGGAGCAGATGAATATGAAGGGATGCAGATGGCGTCCGTCTGACCGTAGCAGGGGTTCCCGTGTCTCTGGTAAAAACGAAATACACCGACGCTTGCAGGTAGATGAATTTACTGAGAAGCCTCGCCTTGTGTTCATGGATAACTGTACTAACACTATAGCACAGATTCCTAGCATTCCTCTGGATAAGAAAAACCCAGAAGATGTAGATACCAACGCAGAAGATCACCTATATGATGCTTTACGCTATGGTATTATGACACGCCCACGCAGCAGCATATGGGATTTTAATCCTGCAACACAACGCACTGGTTTTCAAGCTAGTGATCCTAAATTTGGGTATTAAGAATGGCAGAACAAGAAGAAATGTTTGAAACAGATGAAGTCGTAGCTGCAGAAGACAGTGATGACAGCATCTTTGCTGAGCGCTCTAGCGTAGTAGGTTTCGTACAGGAACGCTACAAACGTGCAGAGGATGCTCGATATGCAGACGAACAGCGTTGGTTGAAAGCGTATCGTAACTACCGTGGTATCTATGGTGCAGATGTACAGTTCTCTGACACTGAGAAGTCACGTGTATTTGTTAAGGTTACTAAGACTAAAACGCTAGCAGCATACGGACAGATTGTTGACGTACTATTTGGTAACAATAAGTTTCCGCTAACAGTAGACCCATCTATTCTGCCAGATGGCGTTGCTGAGTCTGTACACATCAACATTGACCCTAACGCTGCACAGGCTGGTGATGCTCTTCGTGGCGTTACAGAAAGCAAAGCAGGTCAACCGTTTATCTTAGATGGTAAAACAGAACTAAAACCGGGTGAAACTCTTAGCGATCTTAAACGTCGTTTAGGGCCACTCACAGATAAACTAGAACCTGTCTCTGATAAGATCATTGAGGGTGATGGTACTACACCTACTACAGTGTCTTTCCATCCTGCTATGATTGCAGCTAAGAAGATGGAAAAGAAAATCCATGACCAGTTAAACGAATCTGGCGCTTCTACACACCTACGATCTATGGCTTTCGAGATGGCTCTTCTAGGCACAGGTGTAATGAAGGGACCATTTGCTGTAGACAAAGAGTACCCTAACTGGAACGACGAAGGTGAGTATGATCCTTTGATCAAAACAGTTCCAGAGTGTAGTCACGTATCAGCGTGGGACTTCTATCCTGACCCTGAAGCTAAAGCTATGAGCGAAGCAGAGTATGTTGTAGAGCGTCACAAGATGTCACGCACACAGATACGTGCTCTAAAGAATCGCCCATACTTTATGGATGATGCAGTAGACATGGCAGTAGCTAAAGGCCCAGACTACATTCAGAAGTACTGGGAAATGTCTATGGAAGACGATGACACACAGCCATCATCAGAGCGCTGGGAAGTGTTAGAGTTTTGGGGTTTTGTAGATACAGAACTACTAGAAGAACATGGTGTTAAGCTTCCTGCAGAACTAAAAGACTTAGATGAGGTAAACGCTAACGTCTGGATTTGTAACGGTGAAGTACTACGTATGGTACTAAATCCATTTAAACCTGCACGTATTCCTTACTACGCTGTACCTTATGAGCATAACCCATATAGCTTCTTCGGTGTCGGTATCGCTGAGAACATGGATGACACGCAAACGCTAATGAACGGCTTTATGCGTATGGCAATTGACAATGCTGCACTATCTGGTAATCTAATTATTGAGGTAGATGAGACTAACTTGGTTCCGGGTCAAGACCTGTCAGTGCATCCCGGGAAGGTCTTCCGTCGCCAAGGTGGTGCACCAGGACAGGCCATTTTTGGCACTAAGTTCCCGAATGTAGCACAAGAAAACATGCAACTCTTTGACAAAGCGCGAGTACTAGCAGATGAATCAACTGGCTTCCCATCTTTCGCTCATGGTCAGACAGGCGTTTCGGGTGTGGGTCGTACTGCTTCTGGTATTTCTATGCTCATGTCTGCTGCCAACGGCTCTATCCGTAGCGTAGTCAAGAACGTAGATGACTATCTGTTACGCCCCTTGGGTAAAGCATTCTTTAGCTTTAACATGCAGTTTGACTTTGATGAGAACATCAAGGGTGACCTAGAGGTACGTGCATCAGGTACAGAGAGCTTGATGGCTAACGAAGTACGCTCCCAGCGCCTAATGCAATTCTTACAGGTAGCGCAAAACCCAGTGCTTGCTCCTTTTGCTAAAATGGATTATATTATTCGTGAAATCGCTAAGAGCATGGACCTTGACCCTGATAAAGTTACAAACTCTATGCAGGACGCAGCTATCCAAGCAGAAATCCTAAAAGGCTTCCAAGCACCTCAACCTGCACCAGAGGTAGGACCACAGGGGCAAGGAGTGCAAGGTGTTCAAGATACATCTGGCGGCGGTGGTCAACAGATTGGTGTAGGAACAGCTCCTGTACCGGGTGAACAAGGATTTACTGGTAATGAACAACCTCAAACCCCTCGTCAACAATAAAGAACTATACGAAGCTTTCTTAGCTCACATAGATGATTTAATCTTTATTCAGCACAGGACAATAGAACGCGCAGACTCATCTGTAGAACTACATAGAGCACAGGGCGCTATCACTACACTAAGGAAACTCAAGCTGTTAAGAGAGGCAGTCAATGGCAACGGATGAACAAACAGAGGCAGTATTCAAGTCTAGCCGTACAGGTTATGCGCTGGGTGGTGAAGTAGGGGAAGCACCAGATACTACAGTTGGAGTAGACCCTGTGTCAGGTAACGAGGTTCCTATGGGTGCCATGCCTGAAGAAGTGCGTGATGATATCCCAGCGCAACTTAGTGAAGGTGAATATATAGTCCCTGCTGATGTTGTACGTTTCTACGGTATTAAGTTCTTTGAAGACCTACGTACTCAAGCTAAGACGGGCTACCAAGAGATGGAACAGAATGGTCGTATCGGTGGCGAAGACCTAGGGCCAGAAGGTATGGAGATGGTAGAACCAGAGGATGACCTACCGTTTGATATATCTGAGCTACAGACTGTAGAAGCTGCTGAAGGTGCGTATATACGAGGTTACGATGAGGGTGGTTTTGAAGTAGGTGACCCTCTAGTCAATCAAGGTATAGACGATTTATTCACTATGCCAGTAACGCCTACTAATCGTGAGCAGCGTCAGTATGTAGGTCCAAACGGCGAGATGATGCTACTAACGTTCATCGACGGTAAGCCTGACGCTACAGCTCAAGCCATGATTGACTTAGGATATAAGCCTGAAGGTGAACAACAAGAGACACCTACAGTAGAAGCTCCTACAGCAGAGCCATTAGTGCAAGACAACCCGTCAGCTAATGATGATGGTAATAACTACGACTTAGATAAGTTCATGAAAGAGCAGGAAGCTGTAGAAGACGCTGCTCCTAGGTTTGCAGGTAAAACAGCACAAGAGCTTATTGCATATGGTGATAAACTTGTAGACGGTAAATCATCTAAGGCGCTCAAAGGTGTTGTAGGTCTTAACCCACTTGTAGGTGGACTTGCATCAGCAGCTAGACGTGCAGAGATATTCAACGTAGCTAAAGGCTTAAAAGAGAAGTTCCTAGAAACTGTACCGGGTAGTGAAGAGTCAAAGCAAATTGATGAAGCATTCCAGCGCATCACATCACGTGGTAAAGAGACAGGATCAGGTGTCCTTGGTGGCGGTGGTCTACTAGGCGGTGGCGGCGTACTACGTGACGTAGATGGC